ACCTTGGAGTTAAGGATTTTGTAATAACAAGTGATGGGGAGATGTTTGAAAATAAACATTTCTTCAAGAAACAAGAGAATAAGTTATTAAGACTCCAAAGACAACTATCAAAGAAGCAGAAAGGTTCTAACAATAGGAATAAGCAGCGTATTAAGATTGCAAAGGCATTTGAGAAACTTTCCAATCAAAAGGATACTTACATACATAGTGTTGTGAATGAGTTACTTACTTATTACGATACAGTGTTTATGGAAGACTTGAATGTGAAAGGAATGATGAATAATCACAAATTAGCAAAATCAATACAAGAGGTCGGTTTTTATAAGTTCAGACAGATACTTGAGGATAAGGCAAGAAACAACTATAAGCAAGTTGTTTTTATTGATAGCTTCTATCCTTCAAGTAAGACTTGTTCAAATTGTGGATATAAGAAACAAGATTTGAAGTTAAGTGATAGATTTTGGATTTGTCCAGTATGCGGAGAACATCATGATAGAGATTTGAATGCTGCTGTAAATATCTTACATGAAGGTGAAAGAATGATAAGTTAAAAATAAAAAATAATAGGTGTCCGTAGCACCGAATTTACGCTTGTGGACTATCCTCCTATGGATGACTGATTGTAGCAATGCAATGTACTAAAAAGTAGTGATAGGTTGAAGCAAGAAATAAAATATGATAAATCATAGATTTTATATACGTTTCTCGTCATTAAAGAAAAATTAAAGATAGTATTATCTTGGAATATCCACGTAAAATGGACCTTTCCGAAAAGGATATTAAGGGTATTGAAGGGATGTGTGGTGTGGTTGATTATTATCATATTGCTTTGTTTTATGGAAATCCAAAGTACCGCCATATGTTAAAGAAGTGTTAAATACTTAATTTTATTTGGTAGTGTGAGGATAATTTCTTATCTTTGCACTATCAATTAAAAACAAACAATTAAAACATTTAGAATTATGGGACAATATTTTAAACCTGTCATTATTGACAAGAAGGATAGTAAGAAAGTAGTTGCATCTTTGCACGCACATGATTTTTTTAATGGTTTAAAACTCATGGAGCATTCGTATGTAGGAAATAACTTTGTGAACACTTTTGCAACTCTCATTAATGACGAGGAAGGCAAGTATAAAGGTTATCCTATGGTATGGTGTGGTGACTATGCAGATGATGTATTGGAGGGAAAAAACTATTACGATATTGCAAGGGACAATAACACCGATGAGGATGTAAAGGACTTGAAGGTAAATGAGTACCGATACTTTATCAATAAGACAAAGAAGGAGTTTGTCGACATTGAGGATTGTCCAAGTGGTAAAACAAGTGATGATTTAGCCGTACATCCATTGCCTATCCTTACAAAGTTAAGTTATGATAAAACTCACGATTACATCCCTAACGAAGGGGAACTGAAATTTGTCGGCTCATGGGCAATGGACGTTATTGTATCAAGCAACAAATGTCCAAACGAGAAGACATATAAGCGTATTAAACCAAATTTCCATTTGTAAGATATAAGATTATGTGTACATTTAGAGATGTAATAAAGTCCAACTTATTAAAGAATTGGAAACCTATAAAGTTCAGAAAGCGAGAAATCCTTTCTGAACGCTTGAATGAAACTTTAGGGGGACTTGCAACAGAGATAACACTAAAGGACGTTAAAGACAACGTATCAGTGCTTAAACTGACCTTTGGGGATAAAAAGGAAGAGTTCGAAGTTGCATGGAAACAAACCGATAATAGTTGGCATTCAATCTCAAATATAGATTAGTATAGATAAGTTTTGTAGTTATAAAAGTTAATATTAGTTAGTTAATTATTTTTCAAAACCATAACCGCTTGAGATAAGTAGTTATGGTTTTTTGTTTTTATTAACACAAATAATTTGGTTTATTGAAATAAATTGTTTACCTTTGCATACGTAAATCAACAACAAATAAGAATTATGAACACGAAATATAAAATAAGAACGGATATTTCAAAAACCTTTAGGGGTAAAACAATATATCGAATTGAGGCACTTAAGGACTTTGGGGACGTTAAAAAAGGTGACTTGGGTGGTTGGATTGAAAAAGAATTTTTTCTAAGCGAAAAAGGAAATTGTTGGGTATACGATAACGCTATTGTTATTGGAGATAGCATGATTATGTGTAACGCTAAAGTACGTGATAATGTTATCATCTATGGAAGTGTTGTAATTGACGGAAATTCTATTGTAAAAGACAATGCCATGATATGTGGCTATGTAAAAGTTAACGGCAAAGCGATTATAGAAGGAAATGCAGTTGTACGTGGTCATGTAACTATTGAAGGTAGTGCCAAAGTATGCGACAAAGCAACAATTAAAGATTATGCAACATTAAGCGGTAATTGTATTGCCAAAGATAACTCTATCATTGGGGGTTATGCAGAAGTAGGTGGTTTTGCGGTAATTGGAGGTAATTCTAAAATTAAAGATAATGTAACTATTGGCGGTAAAACAAAAACTACTGATAATGTTATTATTAAAGGTAAAGCAATTATGTCCGCAAATATTATCTTAATGGATAATGTTATTATCGCAGGTTATTTTGTATTAGAATTAACTGATAATAAGTTAATTCGTTTGGGAGGTGAGATTGAACTTTCAGAAACTCTATATTGGGGTGATGATTTGATTTAAGATAAACAATATCATCAATAAACATATTTATTAAATATAAGAAATAATTTATATAGTTAATAATATATGGAACGTTTATATAAAATTTGGAAAACATTATCTTCTATAGATAAATTCTTTTACGCACAAGAGTATTGGAAGAGTGTTAACTCACCAAAAATGTGGTATGGAATGAATGAGATAGATACAAAACTAAAAGGTTACAAACCTATTGATGTATTAAGCATAATTCAACCAAAAGAGTTTGATATAAGAGATAGTTTCTTTAGATACAATGAACATCACCTTTTAGTTAGTGGGAATGCAGAAGATGTAATGAAGGATATTAATTCTGACATTGATAAAATTATAGAATATAACGCTGACGAATTATAAAACAAATATACATACTTAAATAAGTACAAATAGAGTATGTATGATAATTATATAAGATTAAATTAATTTTTAAAGCAAATAAATATATAATAAAAAGTAAAATATAGATATGGAAAATTTATATGATAAGTGGGAAACTTTGTCACCAGTAGAGAAATTTCAATATGCGGAAGAGTATTGGGACGCTGTAGAGTCACCAAACAAATGGTATGCAATGAGCGACTTTGATAATCAATTTGCAGACTACTCACCATTTGAAATTGCACGCAAACTTGCAACGGGAAAGTTTAATCCATACGACAGTTTCTTTAAATATGACCACAACGGAAATGTTATAAGTGGTACATCAGCCGATGTCATGGTAACTATTAATGATAATATTGATGAGATTATTGATTACTTTGAGGAAAAAGAATATTAAAAAACAAACAGAAATAACGGATAATAGGGATAGTAATTTATATTGCTGTCCCTTTATTGTTATATTATATATACACATACGCACGTATAATATACATAAGCAATAACCAAACAATGACTTATATAAGTACAAGTAGAACACATGTGTTAACTTTAATTAACTATAATAATTTTGTTGAATGAAATAAATTACTTAACTTTGCAACATAAATCAAATGGGAATAGTCCCACAAAATATTTAAAATCATTAAATTATGGATAAAGAATTAATAAAGTATGGTTTAGTTTGTCTTTTAACTATATTGTTAAACGTGGCAAATCTTGTTGCTTTGTGTACAAGTCAGAACCCTTTTACATGGGTTATTATTATAGTTGTCTATTTTTTGCTTTTGGCAATTATCCACATTGAAGACATCTATAATAAAATCGGTGAACATTACGTGGAAAAGAATTATGGACGCAATAGATATTAAAACAAAGAGTAGTTTTTATTGTTAAAATAATGTTAAATACTTTATTTTATTTGCATAACTCAAATTAATTACCTATCTTTGCAACGTAAATCAATAACAAAAGGTATAACAACGGACTACCTAAATAAAATGTCCGTTAAATTAATTATCATTGAATTATGAATAATACAACAAACATCGAAAGCGTTTACAAACTGATTAAGACTATTAGCACAAAGTTTGGTTCTGCAATGGTTGTAAAGTCAGAGCCTAAATTTAGGGGAGGTAAAAGTTGTCCTTTTGTTGGACGTGTCACAAAGATGACACTAATTACAAATTGCCGTTTTGGCAGTTATGTGAATAGTGTAAACGCAACATTAGAAAAGAAGGGAATAGAAACAGAATACAAAGCAGCACCACGCAAAGGAATGCACTTTGTAGAAGGTATGTATCCTTATATCCTTCAGTCTGATAAAGATAGTGAACAATACTATATTACAATGAATTACCGACCTTCTGACAAAACCACATTTGAACACGTCTTTATTTTGGACGGAAATGTAGTAACGGACGAGACAACACGCAAAGAGATTGAAGGATGGATATATGTTGCACCAAAAAAGGAAAATACCAAGCAGGCGGAGGCAGGACTTGAAAGCGAGGAACAAACGAAAGTCGTTACATACAAAGTACAGAACGTTATCAACATAGGCAAAGCACACGACTTAAAAATGTTATGGGATATGTTGGTGAAGTAATATAAATTGAAGGTAGTATCTATTAGGGTACTACTTTTTTGCTTATGTATGCTTTATTTCCTTTTTAAGCGGTTTTAATAGAATAAACCTACAATTATACTAAATCATTATTTCAAACGAATACAAAGCAAATAAATGACTTAATAGCGTATGTTATTATATTATTATATATACACACACGAAGGAATAATATGTTATTTGTTAATAAAAGTTAACACTATGAAGATTTTTAGTAAAATGTTTGGTAGATTAAAATTAATTGCGTATCTTTGCATCGTCAATCAATAACAAAGGGGTTAACAACCGACCACCCTATTTCAAGTATCGGTTAAATTTAAAACATTGAATTATGATGACTTTTGCACAATTTGAGAACGAGTTTAACAACCTTTCAAATAACAAACAAGTAGAGATTTTTAACAAGTTTTGCGACAAGTATAATCTTACACATCAATTCTATGAAATGAGTTCTTTGGATGACTTCTTGATGAGTAGCACACCTTTGGGGGTGCTTAATAGTCTTGAGGAAGGTTTTGATAAAGATAAAGATTATATCCAACAAAATGGATATGGACATTACGAATCTTTAAGCGGTATAGAAGTAAGGTTATATATCAGCGAAAGCGGTTATATGTCTGAAATATATGAGGATGAAAGTTTGTGGTGCGATACTATAGATACCACACCATACGAGGAGGAAGACGAGGACGAGGAAGATGAGGACTAAAAAAATAATAGAATGTAACATGATAGGGAAAAGGGGTACGGACAAAATTAGTTAGTACCCCTTTTATTTTGTCTGTAAGGACTTTAAATAATTTATATGATAACTTATATCATTTTATTTTATTAAGTGGTTAGAACTAAAAAGAATATGGTTTAATTTTAATTTGTTCACTGAATATATAATATGGGTAGGCCCTATGGGGGTGGCCACCTATTTAACCCACCTACCCACCGCCATAAAAGGGGGTGTTTGAGAATGCCCACGGTTCTCCGTCCAAAATTTTTGGAAAATTTTCATCCATTCCACAAGGCCACCCCCCCCTCTCTTTTTCACGCATACCCTTTCAAAAAAAATTCCAAAAAATTTTTCATATATTTTCCAGAAGGGTCATCATTTTTTATGTATCTATATTAATATTTCATTTTTTTTACTATAGATTTATTAAAACTAAAATAAGCACTACGTTTATTTTTCGCAATGCTTATATTCGTATACTATATAAATTACTTTATAGTTTTATTATTTATCTATTTGCTTTCATATTTTATTACTTCTGCATTAGGAGATAGTTTGAAATATTCTTCTTCATCACAGAACAGTGGTGCATAATCTCCAAAATAATCATTAAACATATCTTCTAACATCATACTATCTGTGATAAATTCATTATCACTTTGTATTTTATCTTTAGGTGAATATGATACAAGATATTGTTGTTTATTTTCGTTATATTCAAATTTTATAGTAAGCCAAGTATATCGTTTTACCATAATATTTAAAAATTCTCTAAGTAAGTTTTCTAATTTTAAATTTTTCTTCATCTATTTTACATAACTTGTTAATAATCATTTTCCAAAAAACTCTTTAAATTTATCACTACCATATTCATTATCGGTCAATTCAATAATTTCTCCTATTGTATATGTTTTCTTGCGTGGTTCTGGTAGTCGGTGTTCTATAAAATCTCTTGTACCAGCTGAACATGCACCAGTAATGGTACGATATGCTATAATAGCTTCTTCAAACGTCAAGACATCATCAAGTGACATGTTTTTGTAAGCGGATGTATCTCTGTCTGAAATTTTATAAATTAGGTCAAGTTTTGCTTCTTTAAGGGTTTCACCATGTGCCCAATTATTTTCTCCATCGGTAACAATATATAATTCTTTATCATAACCGACCTGATGAGTGCGATAAACATTCCCATGATGAGAATCAATGATACTAAGAATATTATCCACTTTAATATACCTCACCCCATTAGATTCCCAGAAGATAGGTTCATTTCGGAATTTTTGACGTTTGTCATAATCCTCTAAAGGGAGTGATGGGTGAACCATACGATTATCATTATAGTATATACAGCCATATATTAATGAATCATTTGGTACTTCTTCAATTTTTGTGCCTTCCAAACAAAGATAGCCATATACAGTTAAATTATTAGGAATTTTAATAATATTTGAATATTCCAAATCAAGATAACCTCCTACAGTTAAATTATCTGGAAGTGATGTGATATTTGTATTATCTAAATCTAAAAAAGTATGTACTGTTAAGTTTTGAGGTATCGTTTTAATTGAACTATTAGATAAATCAATTCCGCCTCCTACAGTTAAGTTATTTGGTAATGAAGTGATTTTACTATTACGTAGGTAAAGAGTTCCTCCAATAGTTAGGTTATCAGGTAACTCTGTAATTGCTGTACCACTTAAATCAAGCCATCCTCCAATAATGGTATTGTTAGGGATATTTTCTATTGTGGAGTCTATAAAATCTAACCCATATCTTACTACCAGATTATTAGGTAAGGATTTAATATTAGCACACCATATTGATAATTTATCTAATACTGTCAAATTGTCTGGCATCAATTTAGCGTTATCGCCTTTTAGAAATAAATTTCCATCTACAGTTAGGTCATTTGGAATAGATGAGATAGTGATATCACGTAAATCCAAATCGCCAATATAATATGGTTTTCCATTCCTTATTTCTAATTTGTAACCAGTTTCTTTCTCAAATAGTTCTATTATATCATTCATCTCTTTTATTCAAATCATTAATAATAATTTCTTTTATTTTTTCGTCTTTAAATGTACTATAAAATAGTGCTAATTGACTCCATTCTTCTATTTGATATACTTTTTGCGTATCTGTTTTTTCATCTATATCGAATTGTATTGCCTTTTGTTTTGTGAATAATCTTCCTATCTTATTATCTGTTTTTTCATAATTCCAATTTGCATTATGAATTTCTATGAGATGTTTCATAAGTTCATATGCTGTTTTCCCTTTCATTTCTTGTGTTGTCAAGAAGAATCTTGCAAATCGTTTTATGCTATTATCCATGCATTCATTTTGTCTATACACTAACCAATTATATGCATCTTCTACGGTAGGTGTATTCCAAGTTTGGCAATTAAATTCAAACAGCATTAGTTTATCATCATCATTTTCTGATTGATATTGTTTATGATATTCTCTTGTAAAGAATGTGCTTGCCATTGATGCTACTATGCTTTGTATTTTTGATACATCTCTTTTCCATAGTGCATTTGTATTGAAGTATGTTGGAATATTAATAATGATATTCATTTCATATCTCCATGTATATCCAATTTTTGTATATGGTATTTTTTCGAGAAGATATATAAGCGTTTTATTCATAAGTTTATTAAACTTAGAATCGAATGGTTTTTGTAACTTTTGATTTAACTTCTTATAGAATCCCACGCCATTAAGTTTAATGATGATTGGTTTGCCTGCGCTTAATGTTCTAACATTTTGTTGGCGCATTTGTTCTACTTGTTGCATTGATTCCATAACTTTAAAATATTTTGTAATTATTCCCACTCCTAAACTATTTTTAATCAGTTTATATAAATCACTTAATGTTATACCAGTTTTTTCAAATGATTTTAAAACATATTCTATATTATTATTATTA